ATGTAACTACATATCCAATTGAATCTAATGGTCGTGCATTCCAACAACTACGCTCTATTAAATGGGGTAGTAATAATGGTGTGCTATTACACGATGGATATGATGTAGATAAAATTGATTCTAGTGGTGTTGAAACACATTACATTGATTACAATGCTGGTTCAGATGATAAAGTTTATGGTATTTGTGATGATGGTAGTAGTGCTTATTGGGTAACTAACGATACTGGTTCTTCAGGTAAACTAGAAGTAAACAAGAAAGTATTAACAGCAGACTCAACTACTGCAGCAACAGTTATGTTTACAATCAATGGTATTACAGTGACCAATGCAGTTATGGAGTATGTCAAAGACCGTATTGTTATGGCTGCTAATAATAAGATATATGAATTTCCTACTTCACAATCAACAGCACCTACTGCTATATACACCCATTCAGATAATGATATTATATTTACATCTATTACAGCATCTGGTCCTGCTATTTATATTGCTGGCTATAGTGGTATCCAATCATCTATATTTAAATTTACCCTTAATACATCTGGCGTTATGCCAACCCTTACTACAGCCATCACTGCAGCAGAAATGCCAGTTGGTGAAAAAATACATAAGATTTATTACTATCTAGGTTATATGATGATAGGGACCAATAAAGGAATCCGTGCAGCAGTTGTCTCAGACCAAGACGGCTCCATAAACTATGGTCCACTAATTGTGGAAACTACTCAGCCTTGCTATGACTTTGCTGCACGAGACAGATTCGTCTGGTGTGCAACTAGTGTAGATGGTGAACCAGGGGTTATCCGCATTGACCTTGGTAATGAAATAGAAACCTTACGCTTTGCTTATGCAAATGATTTATATTATTCAGGTGTATCTGGTGTAGATACTACATCTTGTGCATTCTTAGGAGAAACAGATAGGCTTGCATTTTGCACTGAAGCAGTAGACCAAAAGTCTGTAACTAATAAAGAACGTACTGGAACTACTGCAACTATTACATCTAATGCACACGGCTATGTTGCTGGAGATAAAATATATGTTATTGGTGTAGATGCAGCACTAGATGGTGACTTTACTATTACTTCAGTAACTACAAATACAATTTCCTATACTACTGCTACATCTGGAACTATTGCATCTACTGCGGTAACTACTGGACTTGTTGGTAAGCCTGGATATTCATATATAGAAGCAGCATCTACATTACTGCCTACTGGTTACATAACTACAGGATATATTAGATACGGAACCCTTGAGCCTAAGAACTTCAAGCGTTTACTTGCTCGTGGAGATTTTACTAAAGGTTCATTAGTACTTGAAACTGTAGATAAAGATGGTATTGAGTATGACCATATTACCTATGAAGCAGGAGTAACTGCAGTTGAGGTTGGTACTAATAACCCTGATACAGCACAGGAATATGTAGCCTATAAGTTTATTCTTAATCGTGATGCTACAACTACTAGCCAAGGTCCAGTATTTAAAGGCTATCAAGCAAAGGCTACTATTGCTACACCTAGACAAAGAACTATGCAGTTTCCTGTTTATTGTTTTGATATTGAAACAGATAGATACAATGTGATATCTGGCTATGAAGGTAAGGCACTAGCACGACTACAACTACTAGAAGGAGTTGAAGAGAATGGCGACGTTGTTACCTGGCAAGACCTTACTACTGGCGAAAGTCGTCAGGTAGTTATTGAGCAAGTCTCATTTACCCGTATGACTCCACCTGATAAAAGATTTGATGGATTTGGCGGCGTAATTGAGATAACTATTAGAACGGTATAACACTATGACACCTGCTGACTGGGCTACAATTGCAGTATCTGTAACTACTTTACTTGGCGCATTAGCCATAGGAGTAAGACACTTAGTTAAACACTATCTGTCAGAACTTCGCCCCAATGGAGGCTCAAGTTTGCGTGACCAGGTCAACAGATTAGAAGAGAAGGTTGAATTTTTAACTACATTTGTAATAGAGGCATTTAAAAATGAAAGCAAATAATTTTCCTAAATGGTTTTATGATAACAATACTAATGCTGATTTTGAAACAGGGTTAGTAGAGTTTAAAGACAAAAAAAATCTTAAGTTCTTACAGATAGGTGTCTTTACTGGCAATTGTTCAGCATGGTTATTAAAGAATATTCTTACTGACCCATCATCATTGTTGGTAGATATAGACCCTTGGTGTGGTAATTTACCGCATGAATCCGTGTATGATTGGGCAGATATACAAGCAGCATATAAAGAACAAATAGAACCATATGGCAAGAAAGTTCAAGCACATAAAGCATTTAGTGGTGACTGGTTAAAAAATAACCGTGAAGTTAAATATGATTTTATTTACATTGATGGTGACCATCTACCTGAATCAGTAACCTTAGATGCTGACCTATCTTGGGACTTACTTAAGTCAGGTGGTATTATGGCCTTTGATGATTATGAGTGGGACCATCCAGATGGTACAGATAAAAACCCTAAGCCAGCAATAGATGCTTGGCTTGCAAAACATAAGAATGAAATAGAAATAATACGTAAAGGATGGCAAGTATGGATAAGGAAAAAATAAATGACAACTGTTGCCAAGAGAGCCACACCTGCTGCAATTGCTGTGCTGCGCCAAGCGACGGCGTTAAGACCGAAGCGCAAGAAAGCCAGCGATGGTCTGCTTCCATCTGCTGCTCACCTAAAACAGAGTCCTAACTCAGACCATAACACAGGGTTTGCAGCCGACTTAACTCACGACCCTAATGGTGGTATAGATTGTTTTGAAATCTATGACAAGTTACAGTCAGATAAACGAGTAAAGTATTTAATATTTCAAGGTAAGATTTGGTCAGCCAAGAATGGTGAAGCCAGATATACTGGAGTAAATCAACATAATAAACACCTACATATTTCCATCAAAGATAACTGCGGTAACGATACGTCACCTTGGTTTCCTTGGTTGGGAAAAGCAACAACACTAAACAAAGTGGTAGCGGCAACAAAGCCTTTACCGAAGAAGGAGAACAAATGAAAGATTTAATTGCTAAGTTAAAGAGCAAGAAGACTAAGGCTGCATTCAAGTCTTATGTCCGTGCTGTTTTAGCATCAGCAGTAACAATGGGACTAGCACTGGCTGCTGACCTATCACCAGAGTATGCAATCCTAATCGGTTCTGTAACCGCACCATTGGCTAAATGGGCAGATAAGACCGAAAAAGAATACGGTATAGGCTCTAAATAAGTACTCTTAATTAGCCTTTAAAGGCTGTTTATAGACACGAATAACCCCCGCCCTAGTAGAGATACTAGAAAGCGGGGGCTTTTCTTGTTTTCTAAGCAGTTCCCCTCTACTTAGATAACTCTTTTACCACTTGGAGGATTTTATCTGGTTGTACCAGATAGCCCTTTGACGGATTAGGTTCTATATTACAGGTAATTGGATGGCCATACAAGGTAATGGCACGCCGTAAATGTTCTATTGGTACTATCAATACAGTTCCTTCTAATACAAATGCCCAGTACTCAGCCTTAGTTGAGGAGATACCAGATGGATACCACTCACTATTATTGTGTGACCAACACACAGTTTCTATATATAAGTTGCCAGTATTCTTCCACTTTAAATCTGTTTTAACTTCTATGGTTTTACCATTAGTTAGTAGTTGATTAACTAACGACTCGCCTTCATGCCCTATTGATAAGTCTAAATCAAAGTCAGATAATTTACTCATAGTTCACATCAACAAACATAGATGCAGGAAGAATTGTTTTACCAATTATTCCATGCTTACTTCTATGTCTATCCCTTTCATCTTTAGTAGTTCCTGCCCATATTCCATGGACTAGGTTATCTATTGCGTAATCATAGCACTCGACTCGTACTGGGCAAGTACTACAAATTCTTTTAACATGATTAAGATAGGGATAGTTACCTTTTTCTTCAGTAAAAAATAACTCTACATCAATACCAGAACATGCTGGTGTATCACTAAATTTCATTATCCTCCTGTTGAATAAAAGCCACTTCCTTTAAAGTGTACTGGTGTAGAGGACCATATACGAATCATTAAATTTTTGCAAGAGGTACAAATAGGTGGATTAGAGTCAGTTGTTTCTATTACAATAACGCAAGTCTTGCATTCAAAATCATAGTATGGCATTAATCGCAATCCAATCCTATCTCATCTATTGGTGTAGGTAAAGTAACCAACGAGCCACAATTAACACACTCACCATCTAGAAAATAAAAGGCTATCTCTCCACTTTCAAAGGCTACTATAGCCGTAAATAATTCTGAACCACATAAACATATATCACCTATTGGATTGCCACGTAAGTCCATAGCATTACTGTAATCTTTCTTAAACAAATCTTTTATTTCTTTAGGCTCTTGTGTCATCGTCTTCATCTTCTTCTTTAACATCTAAGTTATCTACATCATTATAGGTACGCCATCCACCTAGATTTCTTATTAAAGAATTAACTGCACGTTCAACTCTCTTGCGTGCACCATCAGCAGATGTGTTTAATTCTTTGGCTAACTCACTCCACTCGGAGTTATCTGTCGTAAAACGTAGCCTTAAAATATTTTGTTTAGCCTCTGCTAACTGGTTGTAAGCCTTTTCTATATCTGACCTAAGAACTAACCAATTATTTCCATCTGTAACTTCACCTGATTTGCCGAACTGAAAGTTAAGGTCTTTAATTTTTGTTGGTATCTCGTAACTATCTGCCAGGATAGATGGCAAAAATGCTTCAACAACTGAGGCATCGTAATAGTATAGGTCAACCATATCGTAACCAAACTTACGGGCTTTTTCTTGCTCACAATATTTTAGTGCAGCATTACGCAATGATTTTGCGATTAGTTTTTCTTTATCTTTAGGTGGTAACTTAGACCACTCTGTATATTTATTTGGATGGGTAACAAACCACATCCATAGAATTTGTTTTATATCTGCAGTTTCAACTATAGAATATTTTCTAGAATACTCTTGGGCAAGGGAGGATACAAGCAAATTATATTCTTGTACCCATGCCTCAGTCATAAATTAATCTGTGCCTTCCCATTGTCCTCTTTGTACCAATAGTCCTATTATAGCATAGTTAGCCAGGTCTATAAGAGTATCTTCAATGGATTCAAAATTGGGCGTGGCGTCCTTATCCGCTAGGTTATTTAGCCTAGCCAGTTTGTCATACATCCTCACACGCAATCCATTCATAGCACCGCCAGGGGCAAGGGCTATATTTAATGGCCCATAATCCTCTTGTTTTCTCATCATAATACTACGCAGTTCGTTAAGTATTACATCAACATCACTTGGATTCTTCATCTAATATCTCCTTCATACTGGTATCAAACTGTTCCATTGCTGATACTACTTGTATTTCATCTGTAAATTGTTTGCCTTCTCCTATGCTACTAGCGTATATAACTGTAGCCAGAAGGGTAAGCATACGCATAGCATCATCTGGTTCTTCTTTTATAACTAAATATATATCTCTTAATGCATTTAATATATCTAGCCCTTGTCCGTCTGATATGGCAAGGCCAACCATGCGTCTATTATCTCCTACAAAATCCCAAAATTCTTCATCATTGTCCCAAGCATTTTCGAATTCGCTCATCTATCCATTCCCTTCCTTCTTGCACAATAATACTGTTAACATCGTGTCCTTCTGGCATTTGTAATAGATTAACATTATGTAATTCTCTACTTAATCTTTTACCAAACTCTAACCCTGCGTTATCACCATCGGCTAATACAATTACTGTTTCAAAATCATCTAGTATTTTTGAATAGTATGGTCTCCAATTATTAACTCCAGGTATACCAACTGATGGATGTCCTGTCTTAACTGATAAAACTACTGTGTCTAATTCACCTTCAGTTACACATACATAACTACCTGCTGTTAGTACTACTTGTGCATTAAACATTGTAGTCTTAGCCCCAGGTACACCCATATACTTAGGGTCTTCATGATTGTTTGTGCTTCTAAATCTTATATCAACTACACCTGATGGTGTGATGTAAGGGATTGCTAATCTATTTCTATAAGCCTCATGACCTGGTAAAGGTTCTGCTACTACACCTAGATTAAAACTTCTGGCCTCTTCTACCGAGAGATGCCGAGTTGAAAGATACTCTTCTGCTAGATGAAGATGCTTTGCGTATTGGTCTGTTGCCTGTAAGAGATATGCTCTCTGCGAATTTGATAGCCTCAATATAATTACCTCCTTCTTTATACATTATTAAATCATATACATCACCTTGCACTTCGCAACCAAAACATTTAAATCTATTATCATCAAAGTTAATGGCTGCTGATGCATGTTTATCACCGTGGAATGGACACTTCATCTTGCGCCAACCATGCCCTACGGCTGGCAGGGTGGCGCCAAGTTGTTCTAAGTAGGCAGCAATACTGTGCTTATCCATAACAACAATCCTATCAGTTCTTGTTGAAAAAATGTTAATAGTATTAATAATTTATTTATCATTTATAATTTTCCTAATTAACTCTATCCATATTTTTGCTGGCATTGTGGCATACCATTCTCCTACATCTCCTTTACCTATCCGTTTGTGTATTATTGTACCTGTCCATGCTTTATCATTTTTAATTTCTACTTCTAATTCTTTTACCCATGCTGATAGGTCTAGTTTTCTGTGGTTCTTTACCTCTATAACTACACCATTAACTCCTGCTATATCTCCTTTGTCTAGATGTGCACCTGCAATTCTACGCTCTACATATGGGAACCATTTTTTTAACCAATTAACTACATCTCTTTCTGCACTAGAACCCTTTGCTTTGCGTGGATTGCTCATTCAAACTCCTGTTGTTGTGGCATATAACGAATCACTACATCATCTAGATACATAGATTCTGGGTTGAATGCAAGAGTAACATAGTTGTTACCTGTTTGGTCTGCTTTACCATAGCGATTTTTAACTGCAGCAACGCAGAGATAATTCATATCTGCTTGTTTCATCTGACCAATAGTTAATACCATGGCTGGTATCTGATTAACTAATCCTTGGATAGATGACCTTGGCTGACATGGACTACCTTCATATCCTTCTTTTGTATGGTGCAATACAAGTAGTGCTGCGTTTGTATCTCTGGCTAGATACTTAAGTTCTTTCATGGCTGCACGCATACCACCAAACTCATCGTGTCCATCCATTG